ATAAAGTTGCAGGCGCACAATAAGCCACACTTGCACTGGTTTGTACAAGATCGGCAACGCCATCTTTGATTTCAGTTGGATATATATTCATATGTTCCTCTCATCAACATTATACACAAAAACATAGAAAATAGTTTGGCTAGGCCAGTTTATGTTCAATATATGTACCAATGACATGCTTTCTGTAAGCGTCGATTGTCATCTCGTCTATATTAATATCATTAGCCTTGAGAGACTCTGTAATCTCAATGGGCGTTCTAGCGTTGTTTTTCAAAGAATTATGAATAGTATTCTCGTTTACTTCATCTCCTATATTAAAGTTTGTAAACACATCTAATTTAAGTTTTTCAAGATCTGTAAATTGAGCTTTAGTTAATTGTCTAAGGTTCTTTTTACCGTTTGAGCTGAGATAAGCATTTGTTAAAACTTCAGATATTTTAACCCATGTCTCTTCTGCGTAGACAATAGCTGATGCAAGACCCGGTTTTGACTTTGGAGTCTCAACCCTCTTTTTTCTAGGACCGTCATCTTTTTTAAATAAAGGTCTACCACCGTCCACATTGACATCCGTTTCTTTATCGTCTGGAGATGGTGGTAAATCAACAGGTTTTGGATCTTCTTTCTCTTTCATTTCTGGAGCAGGAGGTGGATGGAATGGACCAGCTTTTTCTGGGCCAACCGTATCTCTCTTGTTGAGTTCGCGTTTTATTCTAATATTTTCAATTTGAGGTATTTCCTTAAATCGTTCAAGCAATGTCTCATGACTAATAATATCTCTATCAGCAAGCTGGATTAAAAGATTCTTTTCAGCAGCTTCGTCAGACAGAGACATTTGATCAAACTGCACATGAGCCTTGTATCTAAAGCCCATAGACTTTCTTACAATCTCTAATTCTTTTTCCCAAAATCTAACTAGATGATCACGACCATACTGAAGTCTTTCTACTAATGTTTTTAAAGATATAAAGTTATTAGTAAAACCACCACCATTACCAGCCATTCCAGTGAGAGTTGGTGGAACGCCAAGGCCCGCATATATACTGTTAAGCACTGAAGAGTATTTTTCTGAACCTAAGAATTTATGAACATCAGTACTAGACTCTTGAAAACTAAGCTCTGGACCCCAGACCAACTCCATCGTACCACCGCCAACATTACTAGATAAAATATCTCTAAGTTTATTGATAGCTGCTTTATTAGGTAAAATCTTATGATCAAGGCTACCTAAAGTCCATAATCTAATATTAGAAATAGCTCCATCTAATGCAGAAAGATCAGCCAATCTCATTTTCTCTAGCATAATAATATCATCAAGAATAGCATATATCATGGGATTTGCCCACTGTCTCCAATCGTCTTTCTTATAATAAAACATACTAAGACGTTCTGGATCTAAGGGGATATCTTTATCTCCCCTGATTAAACTTTGTTTTATTTTTGGAGGTAAAGTTTCTAAGACATGGTTAGGAATATCACCAGCTGTAAATTTGTCAAAGAAAGAATTGGTAGTAACAGTATAATTTTGAAGACCCATAAAGAGTGATAGATTGCCATCTTTATTTTTAACCGTGAGAGGATTAAAGAAGTTATATCTCCAAGGAATTTCCCCTTTCGTGGGATTAGGGACTTCTACCTTAATATCTGAAGACAAAGCTTTCATGTAATTATTGAGCTGTGGAGTAACCTTAGCGTAGCTACGATATATAATTACATTTCCAGTTTTATAAAAATTATTTAAAAATCTTTCAGACCTTTCCTTACCATTAACATTGCGGAACCATTGTTGATAAAATTTTTCCACACTCTTATCACGATGAACAATATTTATACCCTGACTACCAAAGTCTCCCATAAGATCAATGATATTACGAATGATTCCAACCTTGTCGTATGCATCCATGCACATCTTGATAATTCTACGCTGCTGATTAGGTACAGCCTCGCCCGGACGAAAAGCGTAATAGTCTCCAGCATTAAATCCGGGCTTGACGGATCTGTTAGGTTCAATGTCTATAAAATGACGATAATGACTTCCTTGAGCTTTGTTCAAACCAGTATAGGAATCTACGCTATCTGCAAACTTAGAAAAGGCATCAGCTTTTCCATTAGTATCGCCTTCCGTCCACGTAAACATCTCATTATCGCTCATGATTTACCTCAATTGGATTGTTAATCTGATTGTCTAATTATTAATACACATCTTTCATCTGATCGGAGAACCAGCTTGGTCCTGTATACAATTTATCGTCTGTTTTTGGCTTATGACCGCCAGTTGCAAACCCTCCATAGAATTGGTACTCTGCCTGTTCTGGTGTTCTCTGTAAAACTCTAGCAGCCATATTAGCCATCAATAATGATGAATATCTATCTTTTCTCATTTTACTTTTTCTACCCGTACCAACTACAACTTCTGGCGTGTCCCATCTATCTCTACCACTATTTGTCTGAGTCATCTGTATCATAGACAATTCATCCTTGAGTTCTTCTAAATCAAGAACACACTCTTCAAGAGTATCAAACATCCTATTTTTCATCATATCTTCATGTTCAGAAAGCGTGGCGCTGAGTGGATCAAAAAACGGGAACAACAAAACCTTATCTTCAAAGTCTTTACGCATACCGTGATTACCTTCCGCTAACCAATCATATTTAGCAAATTGACACATTTCTAATATATGTAGTCCACGTTCATCATCAGTATCTTTTTCTTTGTTTTCATCTATAGTAGGCCAAATCGGTATCTCGCCTTCTTGTATTTTATCTTTATCATGTAATGATTCCATCACAGCTACTCCACCACCTTGAGCATCCATAGCTATATGTATACATGGAAAGATCTTCATTAAATCTCTAATTTTTCTTGCGCAGTAAGCATAGAAGTCAGACTCTGAAGAATAACCTTTTTTAACTTTTTCTTTATGTTCAGATCTATTAGTAGTCCAACAATGCACGATCCTCCTGTGGTCTGGATGCACTTCTAAAACTACAATACTAAAGTTATCTACTTCAGACGCAGGGTCAACACCAAATATATATTTTCTGTCTTTGTTACCATTTAAGACAGCCTCAAACTGTATAAGTTCACCTTTATTATCTTTAATTTCATTTTCATTATTAACCACACAAGACTCAATCAAAGATCTCTTAAAGAAACCTTGACTATCCCTCGTGAAACAAGCACCGTATTCCATTTGGTATATTCCAGTATGAACTGTAGCTTTAGATCGTGCTACTTGGTCTGCATCCATAAAACCTTTAGGTAATAATTCATAAGGTATTCTTATTATTGAGTATTGAGTCCAATCAAAATTTTCAGGTGGGTCTTCTCCAAAAACTTCTCTTAGCTTAGATATTTCCCCATTACTTTTTATAATAGATTTCCATTTTTTCCAGTAAGTAGCAAAGTGATTAAAATCATAGTAAGCTGTGCCTGAAAGAACAATCTGATTATCTTTCTTTACCTCTTTAACTTCGCCATCTAATACAATGCCTAACTCTTTAGCTTTCTTTTCAGCTGCTACCCTTTTTACATTTTCCACTGGATTAGAACTAACAGCAGCAAAACCAGCTACAACATTTTCAAATATTTCTCTAGGTATAGATGCAAATTCATCAGCAATAATATCATTGGCTCGTTGACCTCTAATTTTCTGTCCGTCACCAAGAGGTAAGCACGTTACTGTGCTATCATTTAATCTAAGAGTGCATCTGTCAGTATCTCTTCTAGGCCCACTGTTGCCATCGCACATGTCTCTTAACATTGGAGCATTTCTCCAAATAGTTTCCATATATTCAAACAAAACTTTAGACTGCCTAAACGCAGCGCCAACAATTACAATCTTACGTTGTGGTAGAATTAAAGCTCTAATAATAGCATATAAAGATAACATAAAAGATTTGCCAAATCCACGACTAGCTATTAACATAGGAAACTTTCTTTCCCACACTTCTTGTAAAACTAAACTTTGAGATGGAAGCAGCTGTATATTTAAAATATGCTGTGTTAAAAAAGATAAATACTCAGGTCTTGTCATAAGCCAAGCTAGCCTTAGTTTAAAGTCATCATCATTTGTATTAACAATACTCATTGGATTAAATAGTTCTGTATCTACAGAATCTAAACCCAGCCAAGCTTCATCAATAGTTTTTAATTTAGTTTTTGCCATGAATCTATAATCTCGTCAGCGAACCCATAATAAACAGCGTCTTCAGCGCCTATGTACCAATCTCCAGATTTTAATTTTCTAAATAAATATGTTTTAACTTTGTCTACGTCTGGACTGTTACCATACTTATCTCTAAAATATTTTCCACCCACGCAACCTTGAGCGTATATATCTATCATTATATCACAAATTCTTTTTTCATATTTAACCCAGTTTTGTACGTCTAGATATCCACCACCAGCAGCTGTGCTTCCGTAATGCGACATAAAGTAAGTATTTGGAGTTATGAGTCTTCTGTCAGCTGATTGAAATATTATACTGCTCATAGACTCTGCTTGACCATAAGCAATTATAGTTACATGACATCTACACATTGATATAGCGTCATAAATAGCCATACCATCTGACCATTCTCCCCCAACGCTTTGCATATGAATAGTAATGGGTTTATCAGATTTTATTTCTAGCGCCCTAATGTTCTTTAAGAACGTGTTAGACATTTTATATTCTACACCCGGATTATCTTCATCATTAGAACCATAGTGGTTATGTAAAAATATTTCTCTTGTATCTATGTTTGCTCCATAGTTATGTAAGTCGTACAGGAGATCTTTGTCGTTATTGTTCATGTTCTTCTCCCGATTGTGTACATCTCGTTAATTCTTTTAAAAATGCTACTAACCGCCAAGAACGCTGTGCGTTTATCTCCACAGAATAGTACATGCACATTGTTGTAGAGTTCAAACTCTATTAAGCATTTAAGCATATATCTACCTGTTATTTTAACTGCTGATTTATTTTTAATTGGTATTCTTGTCTCTTTTGGAAACTTAATCAATTCATCTAAAGAAAATTCAAGAACTAAATATTTGTGAGGGAAACTTTCCATTCTATCTATCTCTCTTACAAAAGCGTGTTTCTTTGAACCTAAATTTTGAGCAAGTTCTTCAACACAGCCCTTTCTCTCTATGCATATCTTGTCTTCTAAGCCTTGTATAGAATAATCCCCTGTGTCTAGCTTATGCTCTGTCATTCCAGCACAGGTGTTAAACTTACTAAAATAATATCCGTCTTGCTCTCTAGTATCTTTTATAACTGTAAAGTCAGGGGCTTTTTCGTATTTTGACATTGTTGATTTCTCTAAAAAGTGTTTCGTAGTGGATTTCTTTTCCCGTAATCATTTTGTGACATTTACTGCACAGTGTTATTCCGTTTGATGGCTCGTATCTTAGTGAAGAAGCTCCAGACCAAGTTTGTATGTGATGTACGTTTAAATTTTTTTTATTCTTACAGTTAGGCATTTGACATTTAAATTTATCTCTTTTTAATACATCTATTCTAAATTTTTTATAATCTGGATCATTATAGTTTCTTCTCATAAGCATTCTATTTTATCTATCCTAATATTCCTTCTAATATTTCTACATAATATTCTAGTTTTTATAGAAGGTTTTTCTTTCATTACTAATCT